TGCTTATAGGTATCTACAAGTATCTGCAGAGGCTGATAACTGGATGATAAATAATTATGTTACACATGTAGGTAATCCGTTAGTCGGTAACTTTCATGATCCACAAGTACCAGGATCCTATGCTAAATATGCAGATAGACTTATGGAAACATTATTAATTAAAACCATTGATGTTATGCAAAAGAAAACAGGACTCAAATTAGTGCCTACTTATTCATACACAAGACTCTATAGAACAGGTAATATATTAAGAAGACACAAAGACAGGCCTAGTTGTGAGATATCTACTACTCTATGTTTAGGTGGAGATCAGTGGCCTATATATATCGATCCTACGGGGTCTGACAACGTTATAGATGAGTATAAAGACATACATAAGCCTGGTGCACCCATAGGTGTAGAAGTTAATCTAAAACCTGGTGATATGCTTATTTATTCTGGTTGTGAACTAGAGCATTGGCGTAAGCCTTTTGAAGGAAAGCTTTGCGGACAAGTGTTTCTACACTATAATCATGCAGATGGAAGGTTTGCAAAAGCCAATTTGTATGATAAAAGACCTATGTTGGGTATACCCAAAACTCGTTGATAATCAACGCAATCTAATATAATCTGGAGATCTATGTTACAGAAGGTTAATTTTGCACCTGGAATAAACAAACAAATTACTGCTACCGCTGCCGAAAGTCAGTGGATAGATTGTGATAATGTACGTTTTAGATATCTATTCCCTGAAAAGATAGGTGGTTGGAAACAACTAGGTGCCGACAATATAACAGGTGCAGCAAGAGCACTACATCAATTTACTAATAGCTTAGGAAGAAAGTATTCTATTATAGGATCAAACAGAATTTTATACGCTTATTCAGGTGGTGTGTTTTATGATATACACCCGATTAAATCTACAAACACATTATCAAATGCATTTAGTACAACTAACGGATCAGCAACTGTTACAATAAACTTTTCGGGCGATCATGGTATTCAAGCTGGTGACATTGTATTACTAGATAATTTTAGTGCTATTACAAATTCAAATTACGCAGCAGCAAACTTTGACGACATAAGATTTATGGCTACGACTGTGCCCACATCTAACACAATAACAATCACAATGCCTTCTGCTGAAACAGGATCTGGTGCAACTCAATCAGGTGGTATAAGAGTTCAACATTACTATCATGTAGGTCCAGATGTGCAAGCACAAGGATTTGGTTGGTCTCTTGGATCTTGGGGTGGAGAAGAAGTAGGAGCTTTTACTACAGTTTTATCTTCCGACATTAATAGCTCTACAACAAGTATAACATTAAACGATGCATCACAGTTCCCATCTTCAGGTACAAACTTTATACAAATAGGAACAGAAGAGATATCTTACACAGGTATATCTACAAACACTTTAACAGGTGTAACAAGAGGTGTGAGAAATACAACAGCAGCGTCACACTCTTCAGGAGCTGCAGTTACAAACACATCAAGCTACGTTGCATGGGGTGAAGCAGCATCAGGTGACTTAATTGTTGATCCTGGTATGTGGTCTATTGATAACTTTGGTGACAAAGCTATTTGTTTAATTGTTGATGGTGAAGTATTTGAATGGAACTCAGCAGCAACAGACGCAACATCTTCAAGAGCCACGATTATATCTGGCGCACCAACTGCATCAAGACATATGTTAGTATCTACACCGGATAGACACTTAGTATTCTTCGGCACTGAAACAACGATCGGTACAAAGTCTACACAAGATAATATGTTTGTAAGGTTCTCGTCTCAAGAAGATATTAATACTTATACACCTACAGCAACCAATACAGCTGGTACACAGAGACTGGCCGACGGATCACGGATCATGGGAGCCATTAGAGGTAGAGATTCTATTTATGTTTACACAGACACAGCATTATTCTTAATGCGTTTTGTAGGTCAACCTTTTACATTTGCTTTTATACAAGCAGGAACAAACTGCGGATTAGTGGGTAAGAATGCAGTGGTTGAAGTAGACGGAGCTGCATACTGGTTTTCAGAAAATGGTTTCTTTAGATATGCGGGTGCTCTTGAATCATTAACATGTTTAGTAGAAGACTTTGTATTTGATGATATTAATTTAGATTCTGGTAATCAAATGATATCTGCAGGACTTAATAATTTGTTTGGTGAAATTATGTGGTTTTATCCAACCGCAAACTCTGCGATTGTAAACAAAATGGTTTGTTACAACTATCAAGATTCATCGCCACAAAGACCAATATGGACAGTTGGAACTTTAGCTAGAACAGCATGGCAAGACTCTGCTGTATTCGGTAAACCTCACGCATTAGAATATGATGCTGATGGTGTAGAAGGGTCTAGCTCAGCTACATATGTTCAAGGAAATACAGATGGTATATCAACATACTACCAACACGAAACAGGAACTGATCAAGTTAAAGGTGGAGCAGTGACAGCTATTACAGCTAATATATTGTCAGGTGATTTTGATATCACACAAAGAGTAGCAAGAGGAGCTACCTCAGGCACGGCAGATATTAGAGGAGATGGTGAATATATAATGAAGATAAGAAGATTTGTACCTGATTTTATATCACAAACAGGAGATACTAGAGTTACATTAAACCTTAGAGATTTTTCAAATGATGCAGCAGCAAGCTCATCACTTGGTCCCTTTACAATAACATCATCAACTAGTAAGGTGGACACTAGAGCGAGAGCAAGAGCTATAGCTTTAAAAATAGAAAACACAGGAACTAGTCAGGATTGGAAACTTGGCACGTTTCGATTAGACATACAACCGGACGGTAGAAGATAATGGCAATACAAGATTTAATTTTAGGTAGTTTAGTTTCAAGAGGCGCGGATAGATTATTAAATCCCGGAGATAAAAATAATAAATTTATTGATAATATAACAGGCGGTGGATATACTGGAAAAGGCACGAGTGGAAAAAGTAAAGGTAAATCAACTTTTGGTGGTATAGCTAAACAAGGAATAATGGGTTTAATAGCGAGAAGTATTCTTGGACCTATACTTGGACCATTAGCTTTAACTCTAGGTACAAATATTTTTAATAAAAATCCAAACATAACTAAAGGATTAGGTTTCTTTAATCAAGACGGAAGTGATGGGCCGCCAATAGGTCCAGGTATAAATTTAACTCAACAACAGATTTACGACATGGATGATGTAGATCCTGCAGACTATGGTTTAGTGGATGCTGGAACTGCTAATATTCAAGACTATGCCGATATTATGCCAGACGACAATAGTGATTCTAGTAGCGGTCCTAAAGGAGTAGATGCTGGAACTGCTAATATTCAAGACTATGCCGATATTATGCCAGACGACAATAGTGATTCTAGTAGCGGTGGTAGTACATCATCCGATCAAGGAGAAACAAGCTCTGACTCAGGATTTAGTGGTGGAAGAGATGAAAGTGATAGAATGGCTTACGGCGGTAGAGCANGTTATGNTGGTGGAGGGCTAGCAAGTTTATATAGATAATGGCAAAGATAGTACAAGTATTAACAAGACCAAGTGAAGAGTATAAGCAATCTGTAGCTGACGCACAGGTTAGAGATCTCGATGGTATTTTACAAAAATTAAACACAACGTATCAACAAGACTTAAAAGATGAGGTAGAAGCATTTAACTTCTTTTTAAATTAATGGCTAATAGTTTTATAAACGCAAAAGTAGATTTAACAACGACAGACTTAACAACTGTTTATACAGTGCCGTCATTTAAAACATCTGTAATTAAGTCTATTATAGTATCTGAAGATGCGGGATCAGGAGCTAATATAACAGTGACTTTGGTGGACGCATCAGCTAATATATTCAACTTATTTAAAACAAAAGCTATAGCTTCAAATGCTACAACACAGCTTCTAACACAGCCCTTGGTTATGGAAGCAGGTGAGGCCTTAAAAGTACAGGCCAGTGATGCAAATGAGCTACATGTAATAGCTTCAATACTAGAAATAGAACCAAGAGAGGTAACGACATAATGCAAACAATAAAGCCAGAAAAGATAATAACGACAATATCTAACTTGAAAACAGGTGAAAAATACAATACAGATGAGGAATGGAAAGCAAAAGGCGTGCCAGAAGCTGACATCAGAAGAGATGTCAAAGTAATCATGCCTTCGCTTGATTTGTTCCCAAAAACCAAGTAAAGTGGTAAACTATGGCAATATCTAGATTTCAAATGAACAGACAGTTAAGAGCATACGGCGGAATGATGGGCCAGGACGGTAGACGAAACTATGGTATAGGTTCGTTCTTCCAAGAAAAGATTATGGACCCTATTAAGAAAGTTGTAAGTAGTGATGCAGGTAAAGCTGCAGCAACCGCTTATGGCTTATACAGTTTAGGTGGTGGTCAATATGGTATACCTGGTGTTGGAAAAAATAAAGATGGGTTTGAGTTTGGAAATATTTTTTCTAGAATAGGAGACTTAGGTGGTAAAGCTGTAGGAAAAGTTGGAGACGTTTTAAACACCGAAGTAGGGTCAGGTGACGATAAAAAAAAATTAAGTAGTAGACTATTAGGTGGTTTATTATCTGGTCCAGGTCTTGCACTCGGTTCAGGATTATTAGCCGGTGCATTTACAAAAGATAAAGAAGACCCAATTTACACAGGTCAAGACGTAGGATTAAATTTACAAGACATAGCTAAACTTGCAAACATATCAGATCCAAAAACAGCTTCAGCTATTGGTTTAAGATTTTCACCAGACGTTGAATCTAGAAAATTTTCACCAGAAGAAATGGCAGCAACTTATGCAGCTAACCAAGAACGAGATTTTACAGAACAAAGAGAACAAGCTGAAGACGGTGGTATTATGGGTAGTCAAAAAGACTTTGACAAATTTTTAGAAGACATGAAACAAAGAGACATGAGCGGTATGCAAGATCAGATTCTTAGAGATTATAAAGAATATATGAGAAGAAAAAAGATGATAGAACAAATGCCTGAAGCTAGAGACGGTGGTATAATGAAAATGGCTGAAGGTGGTGTGATGGCATCTTATGGTTATGATGATGCAATGTCTGAAACACGTCAACTATTTATGCAATACAAAAAAAGTGGAATAATTCCTATGGAAATGGAATTTGAAGAATTTTTAGAATTATTACAAGGACAAAAACAACAACAACAACCAAACAGAACCATGGCACAAGAAGGCGGCATGATGGACATGGGCGGCAATGAAATGGATTTAAGAGGTGGTGGTTTTGTACCAATGGGTGAAGCTGAAAGAGCTGACGATGTACCAGCAAGACTATCTAAAAACGAATTTGTATTTACAGCAGATGCAGTAAGAGCAGCAGGCGGCGGCAACGTCGATAAAGGTGCTGATAAAATGTACGCAACAATGAAAAAACTAGAGGACAGAGTAGCATAATGGGATTAATTACAAAAGGCATGGGAGCCATAATGAAACTTGGTAAAAAATCTAACAAGCCTAAAAAAGAATCTTTATTTGATTATGTAGATAGAAAAGGTGCTGAGGATCCTGATCTTTTATTTAAAAGTCCAGGAAAAACGTTAAAAAATATAGGTAAAGCTACGGCCGTTGGAACTACAGCAGTAGTGGGAACTGGTATAGTAAAGAAAAAATTAAATAAAAATAAAAAGGATAAAAAATAATGGCAGTAGCACGATCAGTAACACAGGCACCAAGTTTTATAGATGATCTAGCCAAAGATTACGGAACACAGTTAACAGGTTTAACTGCTGTACCTTTAGATACATCTAGATTCGCACCTCAAGTTGCAGGACAAGATGCTTTACAAACACAAGCAGTATCTCTTGCAGGACAAGGTGTAGGATCGTATCAACCTTTTTTACAACAAGCACAAACAACATTAGGTGGTGCACAAGGTATGTTGGGATCAGGTGCAGGATCAGGAGCAGGAAGTATTGAAGATTTTATGTCTCCTTATCAATCATCAATTATTGATACAACATTAGGTGAGTTCGATAGAAATAGAGCTATGCAAGAACAAACATTAAGAGATCAACAAGCTAAATTAGGAGCTCTTGGCTCAGGTAGAGCAGGTGTACAACTTTCTGAATACGGATTAGGTGCAGATAGAGAAAGAGCTTTATTACAAGCAGGATTATTACAACAAGGTTTTGGTCAAGCACAAGGAGCTAGACAACAAGACTTTCAAAATAGATTTGATATTTTCGGAGCACAAACAGGATTAGCCGGTGCTCTTCCACAATTACAAAGAGCAGACATTGCATCATTGGGTCAGGTGGGCGCCGCTCAACAGTTGCAACAACAAAGAGTGTTAGACGCACAACAAGAAGGTAATAGATTACAAGCTTTCGAACCACAAGGTAGACTAGATACTTACGGCAGAGGTATTGCATCATTGATATCTGGATACCCTGGTTCTAGCAACGTATCGCAAACACCTAATCTTACACCATTACAAACAGCTTTAGGAGTTGCTTCAACAGTTGGTGGTTTATTTGGAAAACCGTCAAACACATAAGGATAACAATGAGTAGAACTTTAAAAAGACCAATGTTTAAAATGGGTGGTAGCACTGAAGATTCAGGCATTATGGACGGCATGAGACAAAGATATGCTGATGGCAGCGTAGAACAAGTTTTAAAAACATTAGATGAAAAAGCACCAGCACCTAATTTTGGTAGAAATCAATTTTTA